TGTCTTCATTATTTCTAAAGATGCGAAGAAGTTGTGGGTCTTGGCTAAACATAGCCATAACTCGGAGTTCAATCTGATCATAGTCAGCCACCAACATCGTGTACCCAGGAGGCGGTACAAACAAACTCCTAATGCTGGAGTCTCGTGGAATGTTCTGCAAGTTAGGGTCATTAGAAGATAGACGACCAGTTGCAGTCCTATGCAAGTTGTATGAAGGGTGCAACTTACCGTTGTTTAACTTGGGGATCAAGCCATCAACATATGTTGACTTCAACTTCTGCAATTCAGAGTAACTAATCAAGAGTGGAATGAGTGGGTGAGCATCTCGCAACTTCTCTAAGGCTTCCATATCTACAGATGGAGCGCCTTTAGGAGTTGTTTTATAGGGCTTTAGACCTAAACCACCCTCACGCTTTTTGTTAAACAAGTAGTTTTGTTTATCTTTATTGGAGTCAGGGTTGAAGCCAGCGTAGGACATATCAACAATTTCAAGAAGACAGTCACGTTGTTTAATCTCTAACTCTTTACGCAAGTCCTTAAGGGCACTGGTCTTGACAGTAATACCCTCATCTTCCATAGTCATAATCACTCGTAGCACTTCCATGTCTTGCTTAAGGGCAGGTGCAAGGGATTCTGTAAGGCGCAATTTAGCGCTAAGTTTGCTATACAACAACCACGTCCAGCGAGCATCTAGGTGCACATACCTTGCAGCAGTACTAAAGGGCACAGTGTCAATAACAGCACCCAACTTTCCTTCTTTGGCGTAAGCATCATGACCACCAAAGTTCTGAGCAACTAAGTTGGTAAGGGAAAACGATATTGAATTCTCATCTTCCAAGTGCTGAAGAATCATGGTATCCATGTACGGACCTGGTGGTAACTCTCCGTAATACTTTTGAATGGAGCGAGCATCAAACTTTACGTTGTGACCAACTTTAACAAGGTCACTAAAAAATAAAGGGCGTAGTTCCTCAAACACCACTGAGCGAGACAGTTGCTCAGGTGGAGCAGAATACTCACCTGGAATTACATACTTAGCCTTAGCCATTGACTCCCCACCACTTGCTAAGAACTTACGGTATCCCGATGGTGGGACAGTTGTACCATCACCACGTTCCTCTGGAACAATTACTTCTCCAAGTTTGTGCCCCATAGGAATAGCCCACGAGTGACCAAGTGTGGCAATGCTAATCCAAAACACTTCATTACGAAGTGGATCCAAGGCTAATTGTTTCATGTACCTAGAACGAATTGTTTCCGTGGAACTAGCAACAATGGATTCCCCTGGATTCTTGAGAGTTGCAATGTGCTCCTTACACTCTTTTAAAAAAAGTTTATGAAGATCATCATGTCTCTCAAGAACCCCACGGGATTCCACGTCAAAAGCAAACTCTCCTGCTTTTGTAACTACCTCAACAAGGTTTCGCAATTCCTCTACGGTATGTACCGTATGGAGCATGCGAACTACCGAGCGTCAAGTAATTCGGTAGCAACTTCCAACAACTCTGAGCGTGTTGGAATTTGAATAATGCTTGGGTCGTATGCGTTGTTCAACAAGACCTTCATGGTGTCTTCAGTAAACGCAGTCAAGTTCCACTCTTCAAGGTCACGCTCACGAACCATCTGCAAGATAGTTTGTGTTTGTGCTCCCTTGCCAGTCTTGGATACTGCCCAGTAATTCTTGGACAGTGGTCCTTGACGTGGGTCAAGATGGAAGTTCTTCAGTTGGTCAATCAAACGAACGCCAACTTCAAACGACTTAACTACTGGTTCTTCACCGTTAGCAAGAAGTGCAATGTTAAATGCAAACTTTGTGCTTGGGCGATTACCTGAGTCACACAATGGGCAACCATTTGGGTCATCGTGCAAACATACAAATGACTTTTGGCCTTGGCGACCATCAATCCAGTGTGTACGGAACGATGCATATGGCTCGTCTTCCAAGAACTTGATGACTTGTGTGTCCTCAGTTACCTTGAAACGCTGTGCGTATGGTGATGCTGCTTCTTGAACACGGTCTGCTGCACCCCAACCACGTTTAATGGTCCGAGTAACTTGTGCAACTTCTGTGCGCTCTACTTCTGATTCAACTACTGGCTTTGCCACTACTTGAGTTTTTCCCTTTGAGGGTGCAGGAGTTGGAAACTCCTGTTCGTCATCTTCAAAGTCATCGTATCTGTTAGTTGTCATTTGTGCTTTCTCTGCTTTCTGTTTGGGGTTTTTACTTAATCCAGTTTTCCTTGATGTGCTTTTTAAAACCTAGCCAGTTCGCTTTATTGGGTTGGGGATTATCCAAACCAAAATGCTGTACTGAGTAGATGAGTAACTCTACCTGACTTCTGCTGTAAAGTCTACGACCTTTAGTAACTTTTCCAGGAATTTGTTGTCCTTCGGGTGGTGGTGTTCTAAATGTCGCAGTTGGGATAAACCCAAGTGTTTCCCACTTACGAATAGTTCCTGGTTTTCTATTTAAGGCTTTGGCAACTTCTCCAACAGTATAAAAACTTACTTCCTCACCTCTAATAGTAAACGTGACTGTATGCAAGACAGCAAAAGGATCTTCAATCCGTGCTGGCTTTTTCTTGCCTCTGTTTCTAGGGGCTGTCTTACCAGGGTAATCGTTTAAACTTTCAGCGCCCATGTTTCTTTCTCTACGTAAAACGATTTAATCAACTCTTGAATGGCATCATCATTCCAAGCAAGGCCCAGCAACTTATCTTCGCTAAGAACTTCAATTACTTCTTTGACAGTATCCCAATGACCATTTTGTTTAGCCCATGCTTCTGCCGCAGACGAGTTAAACGATTTGGAAATCCTGCGCTCACGCTTTAACTCAACATCACCAAGTTCAATCCAAAGGTTTCCCTTTTCGTCAGGCTTGCCAAAAGATGTGAGGTAGGTAGTAAGTGATTCCTTAAAACCATCAACACGCTTTTGTGTGGACTCTATAAGTGCCTTGTGGTTTTTGTATTCGTCAATCAACTTTCGCAATGTTGCTGAGTCGTACTCTTGCCCTGCTGGTGTCTCTCTTACAATCTGTGCCATGTCATACCTCGTTGTGTCGTAGGAACTCTGAAAGAGCACCTAGGTTTAATTGGAAACTTCCCTTATTATCATAACCACCATCAATAAATGCTTTATTGATTCCCCGTTTTTCTTGCAGCATCTCGTATTGTCTTTCCTCAATACTGCCCTTCATAACGAATGACACGATGTTAACGTGTGGGAACTCAGATGACAACCTAATGATTCTGGCTTCTCTTTGATCCAGTTTCCCAGCGCTCCACGGAAGGTCATAGGAAATAAGGTAGTTGGCAATAGGTAGGTCTACACCATAACCACCAGCATCCGATGATAAAAACAAACGAGTGTTTGGGTCGGTGGAGAATTGCTGTTTGGACTTATCCCTATCCAGCATGTCCATCCCACCCATAAACAAAACACTCCGTGTAACGTCCTTGGTTGCTTGCTGAAGTAACCGTAGGTTGTTTTTAAAAAATGAGAACAACACTACTTTGTTCTTTGGATCTTCTTCCAAGACATCTGTAATGTATTGAATTACTGCATCAAGTTTTGGTGTGTTGAAGTTATCTTGAATTAATCCTTGAGTTACAACTTGAGAAGCATGCTTACTACCTTGATCATTCTTGGCATCCAAATACATCTCTGCTGACATCTTTACTAAGGCGGGGTTATCACAGAACATGCGAAGAGTAGTAAGCCTGGACATAATGTCACCTTGGGCTTCCATGCCTTTATTGTTTCCGTAGTAGTGCGCCCACAAGTCAAAACCTCTTCCATGCTCTGTCATTGCTTTCTGAATAGCATTAAGCAAGTCATCAGAGAGTTTTCTGTAGGTTGAAGCGCCAAAAGGGTCAAATGGTACGGGAACTACTTGTTGGATTACTACAGGTAACTGGTCAGCAATGTCCTCACGGGTCTTGCGAATCATTACAGTTTCCATACTTGTGTGTAATGACTTTAAGTTCCGATACCTTTTTGGTTTACCAAAGTGATCTCGTTCAATAAAAGTTCTATCAAACACTTCAAACTTACCTAGTATCGCTGGGTCAACAAACTCCATAATGGAGAACAGTTCTTCTGGGCGATTTTCAATAGGTTGTCCTGTAAGCGCAAACCTGTAATGATACTTTTTACCAAGTCGCTTTATCAAGCGGGAACGCTTTGCTCGTGGTGTTTTAATCATTGTGGCTTCATCTACAACAATCGCATCAAACTTATGTTTTTCAAAATGAGCAAGGTCATTAGCAAGTGACTCTGGATTCACAATGACGTATTGAGCACTGATCGCAGTTCTCCACAACTTCTTTCTTGCTGCTGCACCACCGTCAATAACAATGCAAGATGAATCAGTAAACCTTTTGATTTCACGATCCCATTGATACTTCAATGAAGATGGAACAACAACAAGAGTCTTGGAAACTTCTCCTGATTCTTGAAGGCTTTCAATAGCCGCAATTGTGGTAATAGTTTTACCAGCACCCATCACAAGGGCCAAGAGCATCTGACCACGATCAACCATCTGTTCCGTGGCTTCTTCTTGAACAGGATACAGAGGTCCTTTAAACATTGAGCCACCAAGGGAATACCGATGCTTGAGTAACTGCCGTAATGATTTGTTCGTGTGTCATGTCACCGATGTCTTTTGCGTCCGTGTGTGCGTAGTGCAACCAGTTTACACCATGCCTAAAGGCTGGAAGTAACTTCTTTAAGCGTTTAGCAGAATTAATCCCTGCATCATCATTATCCAAGGCAACAATTAACCCATCAAAATGCTCAACCAACAATGAAATCTGTTGCTTGCTGATGTGCGCCCCAAAAGAAGCCACACCACTTACCCCAGTCATCACTGTAGCGATACGTGCTACATCCAATGGGGACTCCACAAGGATCCCAATATTACTGTCTGCCTTGTCAAGACCAAAGAGTGTTTCTGACTTCTTAACACCAATTGGGTAGTTACGCACCCGTGATGCTTCTTTTTCTTGCCATCCGTCCAACTCCCCCATTGGGGAAACAATAGGAAGAATCCAAGTCTGCTTGTCCTCTACAAACCTAATCCCATACTTCTTTGCGGATTCACGATCAATTCCACGAGTCTTAATCCACCTATCCGATGGCGCAGGAAAAGCGCTAAACACCTTCCAGTCAACTACTGGACGCTTTTCAATAGCCTGAGTCGTATGCATGCGATCTAAACCACTAGACACAAGGAACGTGTGCACTGCAATGATTGAGTCACTCTCGCCAGTCAGTTCAGACACAAGCGAAGAAAGAGTTCCTTTGGCACCACAGGAATAGCAAAGCCATAGCCCTGTGTTGGCATTCATTGACCACGAAGGAGAGCCATCTGCTTTCCCTGTTCGCTTGTAGTGCACTGGGCAGCAAGCAGAAATCTCTTGCTCTCCGATACGCCGAACGTCCACACCAAGTTGGCGTAGCACATCTGCTACATCAGTAATACCAGTTGTCCCTGTCATCGTCCTTATCATCGCCTTCTTCTCCTACTTCTGTAAAGTCCATGTTATTCCAATCCCAGTTAATTCTGATTTCACCTAGTGGTGCAGAACGAGCCAAGACAACACGAATGATTCCCTGGTTTTCAATATCAGGGTCTGACTCCACTGCTAGTACCAAGTCAGAGTCCTGAGCAAAAGAAGAAGTGTAACCAATGGAGTCAGCCGTTACACGGCGTGATTTCTTGTTACCCAACTTCCATGACAAAACCTGAGTAGTTCCAACGACTGGAATGTCTTGGTTTTGTGCAAGCCTTTTTAATGCACGAGTAATATTTGTTAATGCTTGTGGGCTTCCCTTTGGCTCACCCTGTTCATCATCCATCAAGTACACACCGTCAATAAACAAAATGTCAGGTTGGTACTCCTTGACCTTTGCGGTTAGTGCGCTAACAGTTGTTACAGATGCTGTGTCTTCTGTAATCACAAATGGATGCATGTTCTTACGCATACGCAGAGTCTCACGAACACGCTCAAACTCTTGGTCAGATAGTGATGCACGAAGAATGTTGCTGTACGGAACTTTGGCAACGATTGCGTCATACCGTGCTGCTTGCTCCTCTGCTGACATTTCAAAAGATACAAAGAGTGGACGCTTACCGTGAATGTGAGCCGCATTAGCCATCATCAAGGTCATCAAGGACTTACCCTTCTTGGCTTCACCCACAAAGGTAATCAACTGCTGTGGGCGCAACCCTGATGTAATCCTGTCAAGGCCCTGAATACCTGTAGGAATACCACGAATGGCATTAGGCATCTTACGAAGTTCGTCATACTTGTTTACTCGTTCTTCCCAAGTGTCAATAAGGTTGACATCTCGTAGGCGAGCAACATCTGCACCTGCTTTTTGAACACCAGCGGCAAGTAGTTTAAATGCCTCAGTAGTATCCCCACTTTGAATTGCAGGCATTGCAGCAGACATCGCCTCAACCAAGTTGCGGTGGCGATACGAAACATAAACTTCATTTACAAGAGCACTAAATGGTTCACCCTTTGCATCAACAAACTTGATGTCACCAAACTCTTGTTTAATCGCACGAGTAGTTGGTACTTCTCCGTGCTCTCTCCAAAAGGAAACTAACCACTCCCAAACGATTTCCCACTCGGAAGTAAAGTACTGTGACTTAACGCCATGCTTCAAAGAGTATGAAAGGTCTTGCTCCTGAACTACCTTGCTAATTAAGAGTTGTTCTGCGCTAGCCATCAGAGAGACCACGAGGTAGTCGTAGACACAACTGTTGCTCGCATGCCGATTACCTTTGCCTGTTCTTGATCTGCGGTGTAGATTTTTGCAATGCCTCTGTTGAACTGCAACTCAAAAGCAAGGTCTTCAATGTTGTCAAATGAAACCACGTTTGTTGATATCCCCTTCTTCAATAGCCACCTGTCAATTGCTTCAGCAAAACCAGGAGGAAACAATGTATACACCTCTGTACCAACTCCCAACCTATGGATTGAATCACTTAGATGTTTTACTGGAAGTGGGTTTGTAGTCCACAACTTTAAGTAAGCATCCCACTTCTCGTTCCTTAAAAAGAAAGCGGCTTTAACTCTTTCAACTGTCCTTGTCGGCTCTGACGCAAGTATGCCTTCAAACATAGTTGCTTGCACATGTGGTGCAAAAGAGGCGAGATCATTACCCTGCATGTTGTGTAACTCGGTAGTCCTTTCCTTCAAAGGGAATCTGAAGTGTAGCATCTTGCAAAATAGATGCAAGCCTCGGTCCATAATTATTTCCAATAGAAGCAATACTGAACTCGGAAGTAACGATGGTAATCAGTTTCTGCTCATAGCGACTATTCAACAAAGTAGCAATTGCATTCTTTGTAAACTCTGTCTTCTTCTCGCTTCCCAAACTGTCTAGTACAACAACATCAAAAACTGAGTTGATGTACTTCAAAAGGTATGGATCACCGTACTCATCTGGAAGTTCACCATCAGATCGCAATTCGTCATAGGTTGCAGCAATAAACTTTTCTGCTGTAATAAAGAAGCCACCAAGTTGTTTAGTAAAAAGAATCTCTGACAAGAGTGCAGCAGCGAGATGGGTCTTACCTGTTCCTGTAGCGCCACAAAAGTACAGACCTTCACCACTCTCAAGGTTCTCATCAATGTTGGCTGCCCAGCCACGAATTGCTTTAGTTACACCCCAACTACCAACGTCTTCGTTGTAACTATCCAATGTCTTATCCATGTACCGTTTCGGGATGTGTGCGTTACTTACTCGCTCTGCTGGCTTACGATTTCTCCAGTAGCGAGGACCATGCCATTCAGTCATGTAGGTACTTCTCCAATCGTGGATCAAACTTAACTTCTTGTGGAACTGTTGGAAGAGTATCGGATGCGATGCGTTTAAGCAACCCACCTCTGCGACCAGCAAATGCTATCCAAGGAACTTCTTGGTTTCCTAATGGAGTGCGCTTAATATCATCTGCAAAAATATCAATCATCCGATAAATCTGAATAGGTGTTACCGACTTAGATAACATGTCTTTAAATATCTTCATCAAGGCTGGGCCGTTTACAGGAGCGTTTAAAGTCATGGATGTGCTGGTGGTGACATCCCGAAAGTATCTAACCATGTGTGTAAGCCCTTGCTTTTTTTCCAGAACTTTTGGTTGCTCAGGCTCAGGCTCGTCTGCCCCAATAACTTTTACATCCCAGTCATCACCCTTCTTGTTTTGGCGTGTAATGAGCAACCCTCACTCTCTTGCTACCTTCCACTGGCTCTAAGGACAAAGCAGTACCTTTTACAATTTTGCCTTTTTCATCCGTGACCTGGGTTTCGTAATCCCACATCCATCGCATAGTTCTTTTCATTTCTGCTCGCTTTCTTTGACAGTTTTAAGTTGACGCTGCCACCTAGGGTCCGATAAGAATAGGGCATCTTTCTTTCTCTTTTTGGATTTCCCCTCTAGATAAAGATTAGTCTCTCTAGATTGGGTGTCAGCAGTGACACCCTCCGAGGGTGTCTCCAGTGACACCCCGCTAGTGTCACCAGTGACACCCCTAGGGGTGTCTACAGTGTCACCCCTACGAGAATTTGGATTGTTGAAATCAACCCGATAGAGGTTCGTCATGCTTCTGCCAGTCTTACCTTTTCGCACTGTCTTGATAACAGCACCAGACGACTCAATACGGTTCATAGCCCGAATGACTGTTCTACGGTCATACCCAGTAAGTTCGGCTAGGTGGTCGTAGGACGTTGTTATGTCTTGCCTATCGCCGTTCATGTAAGTCAGAGCATGTATAAGCACACAGAGTGCCACTGCATCTTGACCTAGGTATTCCAAGACCCATCGTGGTACTGGTATGAACTGCCCATTTAATTTCGCCATGTTTGCTTCCTTCTTCTTGTCGTGTTATAGTTCCTATATGGGGTTCCCCTTCACCCCTAGCCTCATCTGGTTATTCAGATATTGGCGCTTGTGGTAAGGGTGCTGGTGATTTCCCCTTCTTTGATCCAGCACCCACCACGAGTTATCCTAAAAGTCTTTGTAATGTAGGGATGTTGATCGCTCTTGCTTCCATAGAGCCATCTATAAAGGTCACAATCAACTGAACCATTGAGATCAATCCTAAGTCTTCTTCCGTGAAGAGTGGTGTTGGGATACCTAGATCTCTTTTCAACGCATCCTGGGGCTTCCTAGAGGCCTCTGAGGGGGCGCTAATAAGTGGATCATCTTGAGGCAGGTCATCATGGGATACCCACAAAGGAATTAACCCATTGGTCAATTCTAAAGACATCATGTTTAGAGCGTCTGCCTCAAAGACAAGGCGCTGGGTCATCTCAGTAGCCTGACCAGTTTCGTCTGTATCAAACAAGACAAGCAACTGAGCATCACTGTTCTTCTTAAGGGTATCCATGACCACATCATCAACTGCAATAACATTCTTTGCAGCCTGCATTACGGCTGGGTGTACCTTGCCTGAATCAAAGTAGACAATGAAGTCTGCGCTGTAATCTACCAACCAGTCAAGAACTCGTGCTTGACCAGCAGTAGGTTTACCAGTCCACATGTAGTGGAAAACTGCGCCTTCTTTGACATCTCCTAGTCCTACCTCAATTACATTGGCTGGAGCATTTCCCATTCCACCGATAACGTATTCCATGTTGGTTCCTATTCTGCATGTTGTTTACTTTAATGAACGCTTATTTGCCATATCGCCTAAGAAGGTGAGCAATCGTAGCAGAGAGTGTACCGTTCCTGCAAGGGTAGCAACTGCTAATCCTGCAAGCCAATGATCCGTAAAGGGGATTACAAAGGTTGCCCCATAAGATGCAACTATCCCGACTACGACCTTCACCCAAGGCATTGCTTCACGAGGTGAAAGAGCATCAGCAACTTGTATCAGTTTGTATACGGCTAGTGCACAGATTATGTAATTCATCACGTCTTTCCAGGAATCCAATCAAACACTAAAGCATAATCAATACTGGTGTCAAGCAGCATAGTTACTGGCAACATTTGTGGAAGCAATCTT